TCCACCTACTTCCAAGGCGGCTACGGCATCGCCCCACGACGCTTCGTCCAAATCTACGGAGGCAGCGCAGGAGACGAACCACTCTTCGTCGGCCGAGTCAACGACCTCGACATCGACTACGTCCAACCAGACAACAGCTTCGCCCTCGTCGCAGCAGTAGACGACCTCGCCACCCTCGCACGCACCAACCTGATCGGCTTCAACCCATCCAGCGAACTCACCTCCGCCCGCATCTCAACCATCCTCAACCGACCAGAAGTCTCCTATTCGACAGCAACCCGTGACATCGCAACCGGTGTCGCCACCGTCGGCACCGTCGCCTACGACGACAACGACAACGTCAAATCAGCCATCGACGCAGTCGTCCTCGCTGAAGACGGACGATTCTTCATCAACCGTGGAGGCACCGCAGTCTTCCAATCACGCATCTCATACTCCTTTGATACCGCAGGCATCCAATTCTCCGACACACCAGCCGGAACCGTCATCGCCTACCAAGAACTCTCCGTCGGCTACGGAGCCGAAACCCTCTACAACCGAGTCCAAGTCGGCGTCCAAGGCTTCGCCGTCTCCACCGCAGTCGACACCACCTCCACCAGCGAATTCGGCGTCAGCACACTCAGCCTCACCGACATCCCACTCAACAACCAAACCGCAGGCGACACCCTTGCCGACAATCTCCTCGCCAAATACAAAGACCCAGTCGTCCGCTTCAACGAAATGAGCGTCCTCCTCAACGGTCTTGACGCAGCCAACGCCCAAGCCGTCTCCATCCTCGACATCGGCGACCTCGTAGAAATCACCAAGACCTACACCACCGGGTCACCATCATCAGTCACGAAAACGATGTATGTCGAAAGCATCGCACACGACATCACCCCAGGGTCACATCGCATCCGACTCGGCCTCGGACAAGCTCAACTCCTCACCCAATTCATCCTTGACACGTCGGAGCTTGATGATCCGACTGTTGGGCTCGGCTAAACTCAACACACCATGGGAGCAGGATTTCGCACCTTCGCCAGCGGCGAAGTATTGACAAGCACGAACGTCATGGACTATCTGATGAAACAGATGGTCATGGTGTTCGCAGGTACCGCCGAACGCGGCTCAGCATTACCATCACCCGAAACAGGGATGGTCGCCTACTCGACTGCGACGGGGATGCAGGTCTACAACGGCACCGCCTGGGTTAGTATCTAACGTCATGGGTTCCGGCTTCCGCACCTTCGCCAGCGGCGAAGTGTTGACTTCAAGCAACGTCCAGAACTATCTGATGGATCAGGCCGTCATGGTGTTCGCCGGGACAGCCGAACGCGGCTCAGCCCTACCCTCACCCGAAGTTGGGATGACGGCCTATTCGACTGCTACCGGTATGCAGGTGTGGGATGGTTCAGCGTGGGTTGCCGTTGGTGGACTCAATTACGGTGTCGCAACTGGAGGAGCAGGAACTTCAACAGCAACGATTGACGGTATCAACTACACCATTCTTGAATTTCAATCAACTGGTTCGCTGGTTGTATCCACAGAAGGTTTGTTTGACATCGGTGTGATTTGTGGAGGTGGTGGTGGTCGTGCTGGGTTTGCCGGATTTACCAATCTTGCAAATGGTGGTGCTGGAGGCGGCGGATGGTTTGAGGAAACTATTACTTTGTCGGCAGGAACGGTAACCGTAACTGTTGGAGCGGGAGGTGCCGATAGCACTCATGGCGGTGCTTCTGGGGTTGGTTCCAGAACGTTCAATTTGGGCGGTGCTCCAGTACAGGATGGATCGGTGAATGAAGTTCGAGCTGGTGTTTGTGGTTGTGGTAGCACACGACAGAATGCTGCAGGTGGATTGAGTTTTGCGGATTTCATTGGTCGTGCAGGTGGAACGGGACCAACCGGAAACGATAACTTGGCGGCTGGTGGCGGTGGTGGTGCTGGTGGTGTTGGTGGAAATGGTAATGGCGCAACTCAAGTGGGTGGCAACGGAGGCGCAGGGTACGATGTTTCAGCATTCATTGGCGGATCAACACGATCTCTTGGTGGTGGCGGAGGTTCTTGTGGTCGCACGACGGGCGGGACTGGAAGCGGCGGCGGCGGAAACGGCGCATCTGGTTCTGGCACTGGTGGAAACGGGTCGGTAAATACCGGTGGCGGTGCAGGGTCAAGTATCGGTTCATCATCGGCCGCAACGGGTGGCAGTGGAATAGTGTTTGTCAGGTTCCGGAGTTAGCATGGCTCACTTTGCTCAAATGTCCAATGGGATTGTTCAGAATGTAATTGTTGTATCAAACAATGATTGTGGTGGTGGTGATTTCCCCGAATCGGAACCAGTCGGTCAAGCATTCATTGCGTCATTGGGGTTGACGGGTCAATGGCTGCAGACAAGTTATTCGGGTTCGTTTCGTTCTGTCTATGCTGGTGTCGGCTACACCTATGATGCGGTGAACGACGTATTCGTCGCACCAATAACTGAAGAAGAACCGCCAGTCGAGGCGTGAAGCGTGCGCTGATTGCGCTTCCCGCCATCATCATCCTGCTGTTCGGCAACCGTGCGAACGCGGAGACGTTGGAGTGTCGTGAGGTTGCGGTCGGTGAGGCCGATGGGCGAGCATGGATGTGTCGAAACGATTGGAACCCAGTCGGATCACGGATTAGTGAAGAACAACGCAAGACTGTGAATGCCGTCGTCCTGCTGACGGTAGTGGCACCATTGAGCAGGAGACGGAAATGAAATGGCGTGAATACATCATCGAGAACTCATGGACGTGGGGTGGGACGTCGCTGGTGTTGTTGACGTTGACCGGGTGGACGTTGGTGCAGGCGTCGTTGATTACGGCCGTTGTGGTTCTTGTACACTTGGCGTTGACAATTCAAGGAGAGAACGGTGAGCAAGACTGACGTGAACATCAAATCCAACGCAACTATCGCTAAGGCGTTTGACATCGGGCAACGGCTGTTCAGTTTGTTCGTTGCGACCGCCCTTCCGGCAATCACCACCGGAGCGGTGATTGGTGTGAGTGTGGCCAAGTCGGCAATCATGGCTGGGGCGATGGCGGTCATTGGTGTGGTGCAGAAGCTTGCTGCTGCGTCGGTGGATGGCGAGTTGACTGCCGACGAAATCAAGGATGCGTTCTCCAATGGCAAGACTGCGTCGAAGCCGAAGAAAAAGTAGCGACGTGTCTCGGCCGTACACGGGCACCAAGGACGGTGCGGCTGCCGGTAAGCGTGCCGGATTGGAAGAGTTCGTCCGCCAAATCACGGCGATGTCGGATGGCGCGTTGTGGAACAATGGCACCTGGGTGGTGCGCAACATGCGTGGCAAGGAGTCGTTGAGCGTTCATGCGACTGGGCGTGCCGTGGATTTGTCGTATCGGAAACTCGGCAACAAAGGGAAGCCGAATGGTCGGAAGCATGCCGAGGAGGTGATGGAGTTTCTGGTGGCGAACTGGAAGCCGTTGCACATCGAATGCATCCTCGACTACTTCCCGCAACCACACGGCCGAGGGTGGCGTTGTGACCGAGTCGCATGGCAGAACTACACCAGCAAGACGATCAGCGGTGCGCCAGGTGGCGACTGGATACATGTCGAGATAGGTCCGAAGTTCGCCGACAACGCTGAGGCATACAAGAAGAAGTTTGCACGTCTGCTCGCCGGTCAACCCGACGAGGCTGACGATGATTGACCAAGGCTGGGCACTCGTCATCTCAGCACTGCTGGCTGGGGTTGCGTCAATCATCGTGGCTCTCATCCAGAAGTTCCGCAAGGAGAACCGCCGGGATCATGGGGCGGTCATGGATGCGTTGGATCGGGTATCCCACACGATGGAACGAGTCGAGGGTAAGGTGGATTCACACATCGAATGGCACCTAACAGGAGGGACCACAAATGGGAGAGTTTCTCGACGCAGTAAAACAGGAAGCCGCAAAGCGTCCTAACGCCAACAAAGCCGACTCACGACTCCGTGAGTTCCTCGGTGATTCAGGGTGGAAAGACTTTGAGAAAGCTTGCAAGGATGTTGGAATCACCAATGCGGTGATTCATCGGGTGTTGAAGAACCAAGGTTTCTCCATCTCGTATTCGGCGTTGACCCGTATCCGTGGGGAGATTCAGGCATCATGACGGCATACGAAGAGCAGGCACAAATTGACGAACTTCAACGACTTCTCAAGAAAGCGCAGGGTGAGGCAGCCCGAAACAAGCGTCGAACCGACGACCTCGTGCAAGCGATCTATCAGGCCGCCTATGAGGCGGCTAAGGCATCTGGGCGTGGACTCGCTGTCAAGCGACCTGCCGTGGATAAGCGACGCAAAGGACACGAGGTTGCGTTAGTTCACGCCACCGATTGGCAGTTGGGGAAGAAGACGTCGTCATACAACATTGCGGTGGCTGATCGGCGCATCGCCGAGTTCACCGACAAGGTCATCAGCCTTACGGAGATTCAACGCAAGGACCATCCGGTGGATGAGTGTGTGTTGATGTTGGGTGGGGACATGGTGGAGGGCGGCGGGAATGTGTTTGCGTCGCAGGTGTGGGAGATTGAAGCCCACCTCTTCGAGCAACTGTTCGAGACCGCTCGACTCATTGAGCGGATGGTGCGCACGTTGCAAGCGAACTTCGCCAAACCGTTGCGTGTCGTCTGCGAATGGGGTAACCACGGCCGTCTCGGACGATACGGGGACGGCACCTACGCCGGCGACAACGCCGACCGAATGGCCTACAAGATCGCCCAAGATAGATGCACCGACCTTCCCGTCACTTGGCAGCATTCCGACGCCTGGTATCAACAGTTCGCCATCGGCAACTATCGCGTCCTCTTGGTCCACGGAGACGAAGTGAAATCGTTTGGTGGGAACGTACCAGCATTCGGCATCATGCGAAAAGTCAACGCCTGGGCATCAGGTGTCATCGCCGACTTCGACGACTGCTACATGGGCCACTACCACCAGAACATCAACATGACCCTCGCCAACGGTGGTCGAGTGTTCGTGTCCGGCAGCATCGAATCCGACTCCGAATACGCCAAAGAGTTCGTCGCAGCAACCGGCAAACCATCCCAACGACTTCACTTCATCAACCCGGACCGTGGCAGCGTCACCGCTGAATACGTCGTATGGCTCTCCTAAACGACGCAACCCTCGGAATAGTGACATGGCATGACGCCCATGCCGAATCAGAATGGCAAGACATCACCACCCTCGACCAAGAACCCTACGAAGTAAAGACGGTCGGCTGGATCATCCCCAACGCCAAACCCGGTCACATCGTCATCGCCCAATCCATCTCCCTCGACGACTCATGCGACGGGGTGCTGTGCATCCCGGTCGGAATGGTCATAAACACCCAGGTAGTCACCCGCAACGACATCGGGTAGGGTTCGACTTAGACATCACAAGGAGGTGTCCACTAGGCTGACGGACGGTAAGTCCTCGGCCTCGGCGGGCGTCACGAGTTGACTACCCCGCACCAGTTTCCCTCCTTGGCTGGTGCGGTCACACCCAAACGGAAGGAACACCATGAGAACCCTCACCGCAGCCCTCATCCTGGGCTTCGCAGGAATCCTCGGCATCATCCCAGCCATGGCCGCTGAAGCCCCACACAGCCCTCAGGAGCCCTCCAGACGCCCCGTAGCGTCCTCCAGCACCACCAGCACCACCCAGCCTCCCAAACCGCTCAGAAGGGCTCTGGAAGCGTCTGACGGGCAATCTTGCCCAGGGTGGATGGATGTCGCCCGTGACGTCGGTTGGCCTGAGGAAGAGCTCGCAATGGTTGGGGCGGTCACCTACTTCGAGTCCCGATGTCGCAACGACGTCCGAGGCGATCACGGCAAGTCGTGGACTGCGTGGCAAATCCACACGAAATCGTGGTGCCGACCCACCCGCTGGTACCCGACCGGCTATCTGCAATCGTTGCAAATAGTGACCACCTGCGAAGACCTCCTCGACCCACCCACCGCAGCCCGCGCCGCCCTCGCCATCTGGCAATACGGCGGATGGAAACAATGGACCACCTGGAAGATGGCATCCACCACCATCGGACAGTAATGCCCTAACGTCAAATCCGACCCACAAGGAGGGCCCATGAAACCAAGAGAGAAACTGATACTCAACGGAATGTTCCTATTCGCATGGATAGGACTTTGGTTGATCGGACCGGAGAACCCAGACAACACCTACGCCGATTGGGAAATCGCCATCTGCCTCAGTGTCATCGTGTTATCGTTCGTGCTAACAGTTCGAGCGTGGACGCAACTCATCAGGGAACGTGACGCCGAACGACTCAAGCGGATTCTGGAACGCCGTGACCGACGAACCAATCGCTAACTGGACGAACGAAGACAACGTCTTCGTCGGCCGTCACCCGAAGTGGTATCGGTTCGCAGCGTGCTACGGCAAATCAGGCGACTTGTTCTTCGAGGAAGGCGTCCGACGCCTCGTCATCGAAGCGAAGTCGTATTGCATCAAATGCCCGGTGCGCATCGACTGCCTTGAACACGCCATCAAGAACGAAGAGATCGGTGTGTGGGGCGGGTTGACCACGACGGAACGCAGACGTGAGGCTCGTCGTAGGATAAGACTTCGTGGCACATCCAAACAAACGTAAAGGCAACCGGGCTGAACTGCTCGTCGCCAAATGGTTACGCAAGTACGGGTGGGTGAATGCTGAGCGGAGTCGTGCCGGATGGACCGACGACCGAGGCGACATCGACGGCATCCCAGGCGTCTGCATCGAAGTGAAGAACGAGAAGAAGATTGACCTACCCGGCTACATCCGAGAACTTGAAGTTGAGATGGCGAATGCTCGTGCGTGGACAGGAGCCGTCATCGTGAAGCGTCGCGGATCAGAAGACGTGGACGACTGGTATGCCGTCATGCCAGCCAAAGTGTGGGCCGAGCTTCTCGCAATGCTTGACCAACCCACCCGTCCCCGATAAGGTTGCGTACACCCCACCCGTAAGGTAGGGTCACAAATCCCAGTAAGCCCACACAACAAAAAAGGAGCCCGCCAATGCCCGCCACCGACGACTTCACCACAGGTGAAGCACCCAAAGACCGATGGGGACGATACCTCATCACCACACGCTCAGGGAAACAAACCTCATTCCCACGAGTCACCACCATCGCCAAATGCCTCGACGACGAAGGCGCACTCACCGCGTGGAAAGGACGCATGACCGCCACCGGACTCGTCCAACGCAACGACCTCCTCGTCGCAGCATCAGCAGCACTCGAAGACCGCAACGCACTCGACCGCATCGTCCAACAAGCCATCGAAGCAGCAGGCGCATCCAGCAAAGCCAACATCGGCACCGCACTCCACTCACTCACCCAAGCCATAGACCTCGGCCACAAACCAGCAATCCTCCCAGGACTCCAAACCGACGTCGACGCCTACACCAAAGGCATCACCCAACACGGCGTCATCATCGACCCACGCTTCGTCGAAGTACTCCTCGTCAACGAGAAGTACGAATACGCAGGCACCGCTGATCGCATCGCCCGATTCAACACACGCAAGAAGAAACAAGTGTTCGACTTGAAAACCGGGTCAATCGACTACGCAATGAACGCAATCGCAGTACAGATGGCGATGTACGCCAACGCCGAATACATCTACAACTGGCAAACCCAAGAACACATCCCGATGCCAGACATCGACAAGACCAGAGGCGTCATCATCCACCTCCCAGCCGGAAAAGGTGAACTCGCCCTCTACGAAGTAGACCTCGTCGCCGGATGGGAAGCAGCCCAAATGGCGATGGACGTTCGCGCATGGCGCAAACGCAAAGACCTGCACATCAAAGTGCATGCGGAGGCGGCGGCCAACGGAGAGGTTCCGCCCACAACCGGAGTCGCCGCCTCTGCCGATCTCAACCGCACCGACACACTCACCCGCATCAAGAACCTTCCAACACCAGCCCAAGAGCTGTTGAAGAAGCACTGGCCTGCACCAGGTGTCAAACTGCCGGACCTCAACGAAGAACAGTTGGACATCCTCATGATCCGACTCGACCAGTTGGAAACCGAATTCTCGGCACCGTTCCTCCCGAACAACGAACCAGAACTCCAACCCATCGCCAAGACCCCAGCCAAGAAAAAGGCTCCAGCCAAGAAGAAGGTCACCAAATGAGTCCGCTTGAAGGTCGCCTCGTTGACGAATCCGTCGTCATCATCCTCAAAGCACGGTTCGCCAAACTCAACGACCGATGTCGCCTCACCATCCGCGACATCGCCGACGAAGCCAACGGCTCCATCACCATGAACCAACCAACCGAACGTCGCATCGGCATCGCCCGCATCCTGCTGGAGATCGCCGAAAACGACGGACACGTCGACAAAGACCTCGTGCGTAGCATCTGCGAACTGCGCACAGGAAAGAAATACAACACCGCAGGAGAAGCCCTGGCTGACTTGTCATGGGTTGACGCCGAACGAGTTTGGGCGTCATTCCAAGACATCTACGCAGACCGGGTGCAACTCGAATACATCCCAATAAGCAACAACTACACCATCAAGGAGTACAGCAATGTCCGATGAATTCATGGAATCAACGTCAGGCGGCCCCAAACTGCCTGCACTTAAGTTCGCCAACGTCGGCGACACCCACACCGGCACCGTCACCGAAGTCACCAAACTTCAAGACAAAGACCCGGCAGGCAACGTCAAGACCTACGACAACGGCGATCCACGCTGGGTGTTCGTGTTCACCCTCGACACACCAACCGGTGCATCAAACCTGTGGGTGCGAGGCCAGATGGTCAAAGCGATTCGAGAGGCAGCCGAAAAAGCGGGCGTCAAGACGCTCGTCGGTTCAACGCTGAGCGTCCGCTACACGGGTGACGGAGAGAAGAAGTCGGCCGCGTTCAACGCACCGAAGCTCTACGCCGCCAAAGTCGAAGCACCGAAGAACGACGCATCGGCGGAAATGTGGTGAACCTGTTTGCCCTGGCATTCATCGGGGCACTCATCGTGGTCATACTCTGGATCGCCCTGCGTGGCTCAGAGTGTGACCGCGAATACAAGTAATCCGTGACCGGGGCAGGTTTTCCTCCCTTCCTTTTTCCTGCCCCGGTCACACCCTGTTAGAAAGCATCCATGACCAAACAACAAATCAGGGACGCCATCGAATTCCTACGCCGAGTGTTCGTCGGCCAAGGAGACGTCGACCGTCTCGAAGCAGTAATCAAAGCCCTAGAAACCGAACTCACAAGGAGAAACAAGAAATGAGCTACGACCCAGACGCCCTACGACAAATGAACGAGGAGGCACAACTACGCATCGCCGAACTGTCAACCGCCCTCGCCGCCGTCACCGAACAACGCGACAACCTGGAAGACTCACTCAACGCCGCCATTCAAGAAACCGACGCAGCCAAAGCACACATCCACGTCCTCACCGCCACCATCGAACGGCTACGCCTACACATCCAACAAGGAGTCGAACTGTGAGCATGCTACGCAGCCTCTTTCTCAAGGACTATCCATACCGGGACAACTATGGCGACACTGATTCAACGGACGTCGTCACGCTTCATCTCGCTAACTCAACTTGGGAGTCGGATGTGCTTCACATCGGTTTAGAAAACGCACACGAACAAGTCACCATGAACTTCACCCTTGAAGAAGTCAAGGAACTTGCCGCTGTAATCAACACATTCATCCAATCTGCAGAAGCAGAACACAAGGAGACCACATGACCGACCTAATCATCATTCTCAATGGGATCGTCGTAGGAATGCTCGTCTACAAGACAGACCGACTACGCCACGAAGTCAACAACCTTGCCAAATCTCAACTTCAACTGATTGAAGCAATCAAACGCTTCGTTATGAGCACATCAAAGGACAAGCAATGAACCACGACTACGCCAAACCCGAACCACAACCGATGGCAGGTGCAGACATCCTCACCGAAGCCTACCAACTCGTCACCGGGCCACGCCAAGACAGCTACTCACACCCATACGACGACTATTGGAAAGTCGCCCAACTCTTCCAAAGCATGACCGGCATCCAACTCTCCATCAAACAAGCCGTCACATTCATGATCTGCGTCAAACTCGCACGCATCGCAACCAACGACACCAAAGGCCGAT